GTGTTTGCAAAGCACATATCAGCGCAGATGAAGGGGGTTAAAGTCGATAACTCAACCCGGCGGCACTGGACAGAGCTGCTCGACAGTATAGAAAGCAGGGTGATGGCTCACTATATGCTCTCTTTGTGTAAGAGAGCTTTTCGTTTTTGTTTGAATCGGGGCGTTATCTCTACCAACCCCCTGGATGGACTTATCCCCACAGATGTAGGGCAAAAACCAAAGATCAGCACACGACGACTCAGTGATGAGGAACTTCGGGCTGTATACCAGTGGTTAAAAAATCACATGTCCATAGAGTCTGCATTCCTGGTGAAATTTATTATGCTGACCGGCTGCAGGACAGGGGAAATCAGACAGAGCGAAAGATCCTGGTTCCAGCTCGACGAATGTGAGTGGAGTGTGCCCGCCAAGATTTATAAAACGAGGGTTAATACGCGACGTGGATTGCCTGATTCTGCTGTAAGCCTTGTGAAAAGCCATCTTGAAAAGATAGGCACGAAGCATCTTGTCACTTCACAAAGACGTGTTGATGGGGCGATTCTGGATAAGCCTGTTCAGGGGCCGGTGGCTTCGAATTATGCAAGGTCAATATGGTCTGGCGCCAACATGCAGGAGTGGTCTTTGCACGATTTGCGGCGCACTATCGCAACCACGCTTTCTGAGCTGGGCGCTCCGCCACATGTTATAGAAAAAATTCTTGGACATCAGATGGTGGGTGTAATGGCCCATTATAATCTGCATGATTATATTGATGACCAGAAACACTGGCTCCGCGTTTGGCAGAGCCACTTGGAGAAAGTCATCGGCGAGCCATTCTGTTAATGCTGCTTTATCCCTTCCCACTCCTTAATCGACTCAGCTTTCCAGCGGTTAGGATTCCCGGGGAAGTCCGGTGCAGGGAAGGGGCGAGCAAAACCCCGTGGCATTGTTTCTTCGTTTTGCCATGACCACAGGGTCTTGCGAGAAATTTTGTATCGACTGGTCAGGTCGGATGTCAGCAAAATATCGTCCATATTGTCTCCAGCGGTCTTAGCCAGCCATGCCGCACGATGACGTGCGGCTTACTCTGTATTAATCAATAAATTTCTGTCCAGGCAGACTCCGAAGTCTCCGGGCGCAATTCATAGCCGTAGCCACGTAGCTACATTTACGGTTCACGACTTCAACTGTGATTTTTGAACCCTGGACGATCACTGTGTAGGTCCGCTTTGTTTTCTGGCGCCCATAATCGCCATATAGTTCAACGTGTTTCGCCAGAGCCGCATCGCATGCCTGACGCCCCAGCGGAGATTGTTTGCTTCGGTTTATCAGTCGCATGTTCGCCTCACACAAAAACGTCTACGGGGTCACCGGCAGTGCGCACGTTGTCGTTCGCTTCACACCGTAGGCCGAGGGCATAACCAACGGGATCCCAACTGGACAGAATGGCGTTGAGTTCTTTCTGGCTATGCCAGGTAGTCAGCCGCTTTTTCAGTTCAGTGGCGCAAGCTCGTACATTCGCCCGGGTGGGACCGGCTATCTTCATGCACAGGCACATGGTCAGCAGCAGATCAGAGTATTCATCGGTGGCCGTGCGCAGCGCTGCCGGATCAATGCTGGCTTCCAGTTCGGGTAAACGGTGTTTAAGGCCCATCAGTATTCCCCCCAACTATAAGTTGACGCTATCGGGCCTGGAGCCGTGGCAGCCACAAAACCTGTATCTTCAGGCAATTTCTCAACCGTGCATCGATATCCACCTGTAATCATCCCGGCATCATGAAGCCCCGCCAGGCACATTTTCACCGTTTCTGCTGTAAGCTGGATTTTTTCAAGCTGATACATTTTCCGGTACACAAACGCTCGCAAAGCCTCTTCTCGCGTGTAGTGGTAACGTGAACGGTCAGCACCTTTTAAGCAGCGCTTTACGTGATATTTTTGATTCTCTTTCCGGCCGCTGTTGCGATACTGCACAAGCTGCTCAAACGTCATGTACGGCATATCTTCGACATGCCAGAAGGTTTTCTCTGTCTCACGAATAATGACCCGCTTCCAAAGTGTTACGACCGGGCGACCTTCGCCATCATGACCATCGTCGTAGCGGTAGCAGTATTTTTTACCGTCAGTGATTTTGCTCATTTGATTATCGGGAGGGCGAACCCTCCCGCCTCCCTTAGCCCACGTATTCCGGTTTCATGTCATCCAGGGTGATGCGGAACTGGTCATACAGTTCATCACCAAGATGGCGTTTGGCGGCGGTGAGGGTGCCTTCAGCTTTAGCAAACAGCTCGACAGCTTCCGGTTCGCCAGGATTAGGCAGTGAATTGATCGCGGCCTCAATCTTGTTTCGTGCATCAACGAGGTAGTAGCGCTTAACTGCCTTGTTTTTCAGTTCGGTATACAGAGCAGTACCCAGCAGTGCTTTCTGTGATTCGATATCTACGCGGATGGCTTTAGCCTGATCAACAGAACTTGCTGAATCAATCTGGTCGCGCAGTTCGTCCGCAACAGAGTCAACGTTAGCTATTAGTTCCTGAGTACTGGCGAGGATGGCTGTTTCGCTGGTGATCTCTTCAACAGTCATTCGCTGGGTTGGATTTATTTCGCGCTCAGTGCGTTCCTCCAACTCATCAGGGGTATAAACCCCCAAAATCGCCCATGGTGTGTAGGCGCGAGCCCAGTATTTCACTTGTAAGTAGCCAATTTGCTGTTTTGGGTTACTTTTCCACAGCGGAGAGTTTTTGATTGTTACTTCCGAAACGCTGAGCCATTCGTTCCACGTAATATCTTTTTCTCCATTAATGATTGCGCCAACACGGCACTCCATCAGATCCTTTTCGCCACGATACTCATAATGGAATCGCCCCCGTATTGCGCCGGTGGCAGTCAGTACTGCGCTAACTAATTGAG